AGTAGCCATATTTCACCTTAATCAATATATATTAGTATTGTTAATTCGCCATTATAAGGCTGGATTCCTGCAAAATTATTGAGGATTTATTTTTTTACTAACCCCCATACGAAAAACGCCTCTCCCAGCCTCGTACGCGCTCTATCATGCATCAGAAACAGTCCGATAATAACTCCTTTATTTCTTTGCGTACGTCCTTATAAATTTCTTTTAACTGAGACAGGGAAATAACAGCTTCCAGGTTCGTCTTTTCGGCCACAAATAGCTTTATAAGCGCGTCAAACAATGCCAGCCAATTAGAGTAATAGCCGATAGGGTTATATTTTGTTTTACCAGTGCGCTTATCTGTACCAACCACCCCCATTCAAATAGTTCGGGGCATTCCGTAGAATGCCCTTACCTGTTCTTTACCAAGCCGCCCGTCCGTGTCGGCAATGTGATAGACAGTACCGTTGCGCCATCTGTGCCGCCACAAACAAGGCGTATCTTCATGTAGTCTATTTTTTTGGCTTTAAGTTTCACCCTTTTAGGTTGCGGGCTGAAATTGGTTTCAAACGAAAAGCCTTTTGTTTCATATCCCGGTACGTCAATACCTGAGAAGTCCCATGTATCAAAGTTTGACAGCCTGTAATAGATAGTTTTTACGAATCTGAACGCTGCGTCTCTATCGGTGGACAGGTATATGTCAACATGGGTACTAATATAAGGCACAAGGGAGATAAACATAAGATGGACAAACTTCCTTATCCAGTCCGTGCCGAAATTGTAATACCCCATATCCCATGTCGCAACGATTTCCTCCCCGTCGAACGTGACTTCGTTTTCGTCAAACATCATTATCTGTCCGTCTGTAGTGCCGAATAACAGTTTCCTGTCAACGGTTATGAAACAGGTCGGCTCATGCGGCAGGTCAAGCACATACCATACGCCACGCTCTCCGTTTACGCCTGTCACACGGTAGTTGTAGCACCATATCCTTTTACCGACGCATAACAGGTACAGGCCGTTTTCGTCCCAATCCCATGTAATGGCTTTCGACAAGTCCAGCGGGTCGAGGTCGCGCTGTATGCGCCGGCTTATCCATACGGCGTTCTTCTCGTTCATTACATAGGTCGAAACCCATTCATAGATACCTTTCCAGACCGTGAACGGGTTATTGAGGATAATCTGCGTCTGCCCCATAGCGATATTGCCAACCTTTGCGTTTATCGGGAATGTGGGGAATATGGTTGTAAACAACCCGCTATTAGGGTCGGTATATGATTCACTGGTTGAATACCACGCCGAAGCCCCGGAGGAATCCCCGGAAGTGAATATAATCTGCTTGTCGTATTGCGTTAATATATCCGTGATTTCATGTTCGCCCACGGTTGAATCGGAAGCATAAGGCCAATATGTCGGGTCTGATACTCCATGCTGTGTCACGCCTGACGGGTAACGGGTATTGCGATAGTTCGGATTTCCGAACAACCAGAATCTTGCGTAATACACGCCGCCGTAATACCGGCAGTTGGTGATACGCTTCCGGAATTCGGCATCTTCCTTTGTCCATGTTATTTCAATATTATTCGCCCCTTCGGGCGGAGGATTTGCGAACGATACTGTACCGTATGTAAGGTCAACAGTGTAATCAACGCCTGCTCCTTGTTCGTCCGGGCCAATAAAGACGGAATCCACTGAATCAATATTATCTTCCATAAGTTGAAACAATGTCCTGTTTCCATCTGCCGAAAATTTCATTTTCTTTTTGCCTGACAGGTAGTTTATGCCCTCAACAAGCGTTCCACCGCCTGTGGGCGGGGCACCACTAACAACAAGCGGCACATACCCTTCCACCTGCTTAAATGTCGTGCCATCCCACTGGTAGAATTCCGTCCCGTCAAGGATATACACGACATTGTTTGACGCAAAGAAGGTTGTGGGGTATGCGTCAACTATTGTACCGATTTCAACCTCTGTCTTGGCGGTAAAGTCGTATTCGTACACCTTGCCGCCCCGGGCGAAAAGGAAATGGTCAACGCCGTGGATTTTGCCCCACCACATGCCGTTTACCTTCTTGCCCGCAACCTTGGCGTTAAGGCTCTTATACCCATACTGCTTTTTCAGTTTCAGGTCGTCGGTTATCATCCAGTTGGACATTTCCGATGCCTCTCCTAGCTCAAGCAGGGTTTCGGTTTCTTGTTTGTTTACGCCGAAAAATTTATCAAGTATCACATATTGCGGTTCCGCCATCTATCTCACCTACCTTTGTTGGAAAACAGCCAATTAAAATTTGTCACTACTTTTTCAACCTTCTTACGTTCTATCTTGAATTTCCTTAAATTGTCCGGGTCGTATCCGCAGAAATCATCACACAACGGATTAACACAAACCATTTTCAGTTCGTTGTATACGTCCGTTGAATTCAGTTCGCTCACAAATCGGCTTTCTGCAATATACATCTTGCCGCCGCAAGTTTCGCATTTCATTAAACCACCTCCAGCAATAAAACAGGGAGCGGGGGTTTCCGCTCCCATCAGTTTTTTGTTATTCACCCAAAACCTCTATTATATTGAGGTTGTCGCCACGCAACACCCGCCCTCTCTTGAATTCCTCAAACAGGCTTGATTTCAAATATTCTGCCTCTTTAAGCCGGCGGAATACGTGGAAATGGCCGTGATTGTCATCATCAACTTCTCTGTAAAATGACTCCCACTGAGCCCTTTCCCGGGCATATTCGGCGCTGTATTCCTGGTGCGCCTTCAAATATTCAGACAGTGCTTCTCTGAGGGCTGCCCGTGCCTGTATGGCTTTTTCAAGAGGATCCTTCAGTTTTTCGTTCAACTTTATAATATGCTCGTTGAACGCATTGATAAATTGTTCTTTTGTGAAGGGCTTCTTTGTGAGCAATTCCGCCTTTACAGCTTTAGCTGATTCTATTTCCTTATCAATCGCGTGCAGGCGCATATGGATTTCAACCATTTCGGCGGGGCTTTCTTCGATGTCGTCATTGATTTTGTCATTTATCTCCTGCTTTTCCGTTTCCAGGTCTTTTATCCTTGCATTAATAGTCCTTATTCCTTCAATCCACTTCTTATACTTTGCGTAAATTGTGCTATCTTGTAACATTTTCATCAACTCCTTTACTCTGAATCAAACCCTGCAATGAACGGGTCAGGGTCGGGTTTTCCTTTTGCAAATCCACTGGGGATTTCTTCTTCTAGTCCATTAAGGAAAGGATCGTGTTTTTCGAAAGACTTGACGAGATTGCCGTTACGATTAAACGCTTTCCAAGTCTCAAGAGAGATTTCATCGGGCTTGACGTTTGGATATTCTTTTAGAAATTCTTCATATGCTTCAGCGTCAAGCGCATCCCTCACACGGTTTATAATGCTGGGGTCTTTGTGATATGCCGCCGCTACGCTTTCTGAGTAGCCCGCTTTGAGCAATTCATTGTATGCCCGATCATAAAGGCGCTTATTGGCTTCGTCAATCTCGTTCTGCTTTTCGATATACTCTTTTGCCGCCGCTTCTCTTGCTTCGGCTTCCGGGTCTGCTGGAAGGATGATATCGTTATCTTCCATTTCCGGATCTGCTGGAAGGATTACATCGTTTTCTTCCATGGAATCTCACTCCTTTTTATGTTATTTTTTAGTTGAACACTAATAGGTCAGATTTGCTGTTAAGGTATAACAGGCGGATCACGTCCGGCATGGTTCATGTTATCACCTTCAATAATGGTAATATTTTACAGTGGCTTCTTTAAATTAGCCTCAGGGTGTGAGAGGCATATACATGCATCCCCCACCGGGGTCAAAAATAGGCCCCGGGGTACTACTCCCCCCCGGGGTGGGGGTGTCTTTACCCTACGTACAAGCCCTGAATCTTCCAGGAAGTCAAGCACCATATCGCGGAGCTTATCATTTGTTTTCAGCTTGTACACGGAAATGGTTTGCCTCCGTATCTCTTTTTCCTCGTCTCCCTTTTTAACCTTTGTGCTTATTTCAAGTACTCCGCTTTGCTTGTAGTACTTGAATCGTTGCTTTCCCGCTTCGACAATGGCAGGGTTTTCAACTTCCCAATACGGCTTATTCATTTGTTTCATCCTCCTTTGCTGGCTTCATCTGCTGGATTTCGTCAAACAGCAGTTCAAGGGCTTCACGCTTTACCGTCTCATATCCAGCCTTGACAAGCTGCCTGTTAAGATGGGAATATACGTCGTCGTTATTTAGAGTTGAATTCCAATCCGGGCATATAAAGCTTATTACTTCGGCCTGGAATTCGTCCCACATCTGCCAGGCATTATCCTTGTCAATGCCGAAGTCGGCGTTCATCATATCCGCAATGGTTTCCAACTTCTCCATAAGCTCGCTGAATACTTCTCCCGATGATGCCGTAAGCACATTAAGCGGGCTGATACAGTGCTTTTCTGCAATAACTTTAATGCTGTGTTGAATGTCCTTTTTGAATCTCTTAAAGATTCCTTCCATACTGATTTCCATAATTTCAAATCTCCTTGTACAATTAATATTGTTATTAAATCAGTGACAAAAGCCACTGTTCGACCCATTAAAAATCATAGTTAACATAACATATCAAACTTTATGCTTTTCCAAACATCAAGCACATCATCCGGCTTCACATCTTAGCCATTATGCCAG